CCATGACAGCAAATCCGTAGGCCAGCCCAACGGTCGAGGCGGGCAGCGTGAACGTCACGCTTCCGGCTGCGCCGTTGTTGTCGAAATCCTTGTAGCTGTCGGCAGCCAAAACGGCGTAGCTCGCCGTCTTGGACGTGACGACACCGAAACCCGTGACGCCCGTGCCGCCGTTCGCCACGGCAAGTGTGCCAGTAAAAGTGACACTCCCGCTTAAGGTCGGATTTACAAGCGTCGGGGAGTCAGAGAACACCAACGAGCCTGTGCCCGAAGTCGGGTAGGGCGCTCCAAACGCATTGGCAAGCCGGATGGGGGTCCCCCCTCGCCGGACGAGGGTCACATATTCGGTCACCGCGTTCCTCCGAACTTCTTATTGAACAGGCCCATCAGGTCGGCACCCGTCTGGTACTGGTTCATGTATGGGTTCGCCCGAAATATCTCAGGTCCAAAGATCGACTGGAGAGGGGCGTCCTGATTGGCGATCAGCTTGGGGCCGCCGCCGTAGCCAAAATGGTGAAGCGCGTAGAGGTTCTGCGATGTCACGGGGATGCCGAGTTCCTTCAGGATGCCGACGCTCTTCTCGGTGTAGTAGCGGGTCGCGGCGGCGTTCTGCGCCGGATCGAGAATGCCGTCGGGGCTCAGGCCTAGGTGAGGGGCCTCACGCAGGATGTCGCGGTAGGTTCCCGGCAGAAGCTGCCCGAGGCCGGAGGCGTTGGTACCGCCTTTTGTGTTCACGGCATTTGGGTTGTTGCTCGACTCGACGCCGTAGAGGCTACGAAAGTAGCCCGCCGGGACGCCGGGGACGTCGGAGTTGAGGTCGGGGGAGCCGTCGTCGGGGCCGTCGAGCGGAGACCGAGCGCGGGGCGCTACAGGCGCTCCTGAGCCGCCTACGGGGCCGTTGAAGTAGCCGGGGCGGACGCCCGAAGTATCCAGCGCGCCGCGCGCTGCGAGGCTCCGCATGAGATCGTCGGTGGGGTCCTTGGCCTTCTCCTCCGGCTTCATCGCCTTCGCAAACTGGGCGAACTGAGACGCCTGCTCCTGCGCCATTGCGTCGAGCGATGGTAGCTCAGGCATCCGCGTGGGCTTCGCCTCAAGGAACGGCTGCGGCTTCGGACGCTGCGGCAGGCGTGCCTTCCCCGGTTCAGGGAAGGCGTCAGGCAGGCTGTAGGAGTCGAAGAAGGAGGGCATCAGTGTGAGGCCTTCCGGAGATAGCCGCCGCGTGCGCGTTGCTCTTCTTCAGGCGGAAGAGAGTCGCCTTCCATGCGATAGAGTTGGCGAGCCATTGGAGAGAAGGCACCACGGCCTACCTCTTTAATGGGCGTAGAAATCTGACTCGGCAATTTGTCGAGAAGGCGTCCCGGTGCGCCCGCCATCCGCCCAGCGCCGTGGTAGGCCTCGCCCACAAGACGAGGCATTGTAGTAGCCAGACCGGCTGCGCCGCCCAACAGTGTCAGCGGATTAAAAGCACCACTGAGGGCTATGCCCGAAGCGATGGGAGCACCGGCCCCCATGATGCCTCGACCGATGCCACGGGGAGACCACGAGTTGAGCGCGCTGCCAGCCAAGGCGGGGCGAAGACTGACATCCCCCAGCGTCTCAAGGGTAGCCATGTCCTTCGAGCGGATACCGTACTGCGTCGAGGCGTTGTTTCGCATCACCGACTGGAGCTTGCTCATGGCCGTGTGCGCCGCGCTGTCGCGGCCAAGGGAAAACGAACGCTCCAATTGATCCAGCAGACGAGACGACTCCGTGTACTCCTTCATTGCCTTTCGATACTGCGGAGGAGCCAGCGTCTTGATCGTGTCGAGCACCGAGTTGGAAAGCTGCGTCGCGGCGCGCACCACCTGATCGTGGTCCGTCTTGAAGTTCACCTCGTTGCGGAGACGCTGTTTCAGCGTGTCGAGGCCCTCGATAGTGTGCGCGGCAGGATCGGCACGCCACTCGGCGATCACGTCGCCGAGCTTGGCGATCTGCTTTCTTTCGGCAAGGGGGAGGCTGGAGTGTGCGCGGGTCCCAGAGTTTGAGAAGAGGCTGTTTTGGAGATCGTTGTATGCCTTGTCGATTGGGCTGAAACTAAGACGGCCTTGTTGCGCCTCCCACACAGACTTGTCGGTTCTGTAGGCACTGAACATCTTGTCGCGGATGTTCTGCATGCCCTTCTGTGCAATTCCTACAATTTCTTCGGCGGGCATCTCCTCCATGATGGCACGACGAAACGTCTTGCCCGGCTCGCCCCCCACCTTGCCCGCGTCGAAGGCGTCCTTCAGCGCGGCGGGACCTGCACCTGTGGTGACGCCAAGACTTTCTGTCAGACCCTTCCCCGCCATCTTGGCGGCGGACGCAGTCAATCCAACTGGGTCAGACGCCTTCGCGACAAACTGCCCAACCTTCCCGACCTTCGTGGCTTTCGCTCCCGCGCCCACGCCGCCCGTAAACGGGGTCGTCGCGTCCATCAGGAACGACACCGGGTTTTCGGCAACGGTGCGCTTGAAGTTTTCCCAGCCGCCGTACTTCTCGGCGTACTCCTGCATGATCGCGTTCTTCGGCTCGTTGAGCCAGTCGAGCGCGGGCTGGACCTTCTCACGCACACCTTCAGGCAGGTGCGGCGTGACAAGCCCCAGTATGGGGGCAAGAGGATTCGTGCTTATACCAAGTCTGGCAAAAGTGGAAGCCGTGTCGACGGGGTGCTGCACCATGTGCTTGACACCCTCGACCATGTTTCCGGCCTCGGTCAGTGCAGACGCCGGGAGGTTGCTGATCGCGGTCAGCGGCACGTCTGCGGCGTCGTAGTTTTTCTGCGCCTTCCAGCTTTCCTGCTTGGAGGGGTCACCGCCCAAGTAGGCGTGCCCGTCAACCACCTGCCCGACACGCGGCGCTCCGGTCGCGGCGACCGATTCCGGTGCAGCATCCGCCTTCTTCCAGCTTTCCTGCTTGGAAGGATCGCCGCCCAAGTAGGCGTAGCCGTCGATGATGGCACCTTGCTTCGGGGGGTCCATCAGCCGCCTCCCCCGTAATTAGACCACGGCCCCTTCGGACCACTTGAACCACTCGGCGCGGCAGATGTGGGCGGTGATGTCGGAAGCACGCCAGCCTTCTGGTCGGCTATCTCAAGACCTTTGGCCATCCACTTCTGATACTGTCGGAGGTTCCTGATGTACGCCTCCTTGCTTTGCTTTCGAGACGTCGGAAGCTCAGATGCCGTAGCCTTGAGGCCCTCTGCCTCCGTGATGGCACCTGCGCCTCTAAGAGCCTCGTAGGCACGCATGAACACCTTACCAAGAAGATTCTGCTCAATGGCCTCGAAGTCAGCTTTTGGTTGGCCGGGGATGCCGGGGGCAGTCGCCCACAAACGCCCGACGGCGTTCGCCATGCCGGGATGGACCACCATCTCTTCAATGATGCGATTAACTTCTTCAGTAGTGGCCTTTAGTGCGGGCAGTAAGTTTGCAGCCTTCGCCTGATCTTCGCCCGTCTGTTTACCCGCAGCAGCCTCCCGCGCCTTGATGCGGTAGAGGTCATCAATGGTGGCCCCCGGCATTTTCTTCTGGAGGTCCTCCAGTTCCTTCTGGTTGGCGGTCTTCTGGCGACGCAACTCGGCCTGATGTTCCTCGTAGTCGGCTTGGGTCTTACCTGCGTTCTTAGGGTCCTTCGCCCACTCAACGTAATTTTTGTAGAGCGCCGTTGTCTTGTTGTCGCTACCGCCCACCGTCTTAACCTGCGCCACCTCAAGAGCGCGCACGCCCTGCTCGTCGGCAAGCTGCTGCGCCTTCAGGAGCGCGGCCCTGTCCTTCAGCGGCTCCTGAACCAGCGTCGAACGCTTCGTCGCGAGGTCGGCCATGCCCTTCTCAAACTCGACGTTGGACATGCGCTGGTGCGCGACGCCCGCGCCGAGACCCGTCAAGGCGTTGCCGAATTCCTCGCCGAAGTTGCCGGTCTTCGTTGGCTTGAAGAAGCCCGCCGCCATCTGGAGCAGGGGCAGGTTCATCTGGCCCGGACCCGCGCCCGTGTGGCCCGCGCGCATGGCCTCGGCGGCACTGTCAAGGATGCGCTTCGCGTTCTCGACTTCGGCCTGACGTTGAGACATCACGTCTTCGTAGTCGGCAGCATACTTCGCGCTGCGACCACGGCGTTCCGTCAAATACTTTTCCGCCAGTGCGGGGTTCTTTACGCCTTGATCGCCGCCCAGCGTGTAGGCGAGCGCGGCAGGAAGTGCGGCGACCGGATCGGTCGTGTCGAGATCATCGGCCACGGCGCTGGCTCCCCGCAAAGTAGCCGCCGCGCTTCATGGCGGGCATCGGCGGACGTGGACCACCCATACCCGGTGGCGGCGCAGGCGGCGGCATCATCACAGGCATCTTCGGGGCGGCGCGACCCGAGAACACGCCACGCGGCTCGTTCTCCGACTCGGCGGCGCGACGACGTACCTTCGCCCCGTCGAGCGACCGCTTGGTGTTCTGGGCTGTCGCCTTGACGACGGCGGCGTGTCCACCAGCGGCGAACTTCTTGGCCTTCTGCTTGGAGAAGTGGCCGCCGCGCTTCGCCACGGGAATATTCCCGGGACCGGCGGGTTGCGAGGGATCATAGGTGCTCCCGAGCTGGGCGGTGGGCGTAGTTGTGTAGCTGGGCGCACCACCGAACCAGTCGGTGATGCCCGACAGAATGTTGCCGCCCGCACTCGTCCCGTCGTTGCCCGGTGTGAACAGCGAGCCGACAGCCCCCAACGTGCCAAGAGCCGACCCCATCGGAGACGTCGAGCCGGTGTTCTGCGCGGTGCCGGTTGTGGTGGACGAGGCATTCTGCGTCGTCGGAATCTGGAGACCCGACTGCGCGTCGCGCATGAAGTTGACCATCTGGTACGGCCACTGGACGCCCGCCTGACGCTGCTGCTCCGCGTAGTCCTTCTTCTGCTGATCTTGACCTTGCTGCTGCGCGCCAACATTGATCTGGTTGGTTGCGTTGTTGATGCCGATGCCGCTCAGGGTGTTGGCGAGATTGCCAGCGCCCTGCGCGATGTTGAGGCCCTGCTGAGCGCCCGTGTTGGCGAGGCCGCCTGCCGTCGTGGCAAGGTTGCCGTACTGCCCCATCGTCTGGTTGGCGAGGGTGCCCTGCGCCTGACCGACGTTGGCGAGGCGCGTCGCGTCGCTGTTGAACTGGTTGTAGAGGTTGTTGTAGTTGTTCGACGTCGCGGTCATCGCGTTGCCGTAGGCAGTGTTGCCGAAGTCGCGAAGCGTGCGGCTCAGTTGGTTGTTGTAGTTCTGTCTTCCAAGCTGCCCGCCCGACGTGACGAACTGGTCCATCACATTGGGGAGCGTCTTCTCCATCAGGCTCTGAGTGGCAAGCTGGTTGCCGTAGCCAATGGCACCAGAGAGATACGGGTTGGTGTACTGGCTCGCGGCACCCGGCCACGTCTGGCTGGCGGCCTGCATCCACGGCTGCGCCGCCTGATAACCACCCTGCTGACCGTAGGCAGCACCCAAGGCAGGCGCTCCGGCGTTCCACGCATTCGGCGTCTGGCTCGCGGTATTCAGCCCCGACATCGCAGCGTTCTGCGCGGGCATGTAGTTAGCCGAGTTGCCCATCATGTTCGCCCAGCCCTGCTGCATAGCCTGCGGGGCGGGGGCGAAACGGGCATCAGGCGACGGACCCGGCTGGAACGGCTGGGAGCCTAGGCCCTGCGCCGTCGAGAGGATGTTGTTGACGTAGGAATTGTACTGCGGCGTGTAGTCGGTCGAAGACTTCGAGTTTGTGGTCGAAGAATTGTTTCCGCCGCTGCTGCCGGTAAAGAGGCCGCTCAGGAAGCTCATCAGATCATCCTCAACATGGTGGTCGGGCCATCGGCCCAGCCACAACGCTCAAATATCCGCTTCCAGCCCCTGCGGCCTACGGCGACCACCGCCTTGCAATCTTCGGCCTTCGCGATGTCCCGCAGCTTGGCCTCGAACTGCACGAACCACTCCGACATGCAGCTACCGCCGAGGATGACCGCGTTGAGGAGCCTGCCCCGGCCTGCGGTCACGACTCCGGTGATGAAGGCGGCAACAAGAGACACGCCATCGCAGATCACCCAGAGGACAGTGTTGCCCTTGTCTACGTCCGCGCGAAGTCCCTCCATCGTGTCCCACGAGTCGGCACGCTTCAGGGCGCGCTCGAACAGCGGCGCAACCTCCGGCCAGACGGCGGCGACATGCTCCGGCTTCACGGGATCGATGCCGAACACCGCGCTCACGACTTGCCCCGCATGTAGGCTTCGGGGCTCTTGGCGTCGGGCGAGAACTTGCCCTTGGCCAGCGCCTTGCCCTTCTGCCTGCGAAGACCCTGCCGCATCTGCTCCAACTTGCGGGCTCCCGCTTCGTTCGAGCCATTGCCCAGCATGCTGACCGTTTCCGCGTCGGCCACCCACTCGCCGGGGGACAGCCGCGCCTCGACGTGGTCGCTGCGCCCGTCACCCTGACCGTCTTCGGAAACGTAGCTGCCTTGGGCGTAGTCGCGGCGCATGGGCATGCCCATCATCAGGTCCGCCGGGTAGCCGCCACGCATCATGCGGAGGTAGCCGCCCTGAGCGTAGTTTCCGGGGCCTCCGGGGCCCTTCTGGGACTGTCTGTACCAATCATTGATCTGGGCTGCGATTTCCGGCGTCATGCCCCCAGCGGGCACGTTTGCCCCCGGCATGGGGGGCTGACCTGCGGGGTGCTGCGCCGGGTTGTAGGGCATCTGGAGGCTCTGCGGGGCCTGTTGGGGCGGCGGCGGTCGCCGTGAGAACAGGCTGCGGAGCCAGCCGGGTGTCTGTGGCTGGGGCTGCGGTTGGCCTCCACCTTGCGGCGGGGGTGCGCCCTGCGGAGGCTGCTGGGGCATCGGCGGCATCATGCCGTCCATCGGAAGCTGCACAGGCGAGTTGAGGCCCCCCGGACCCATGTTCATTCCCCGCCCCGGCATGCCCGCGCCTTGGAAGGGCACGGCCATCTGCTGTCGCAGGTCGGGCGGACCCTGCGGTGCCGCGTTTGGCAGGTTCTGCTGGGGAAGCTGCATCGGCGGCCCGTTTTGGGCGGGCGGAGCACCCTGCGACCACTGGGGCGGCATCGGAGGCGGCGGGGCAGGCCTCATGGACCTTTGGATGACACTGGTAATGATTGGCGCGGAGAGGATGTTGCCGCCCGGTGACGGGGGCGGCGTCTGGTCGTCCAGTACCGTTGTAGTGATCTTGCTGGGTTGTCGAGCGCCAATCAGGCGACCAATGATCCCCCCACCCTCACCACCGAACGAGCCGGGATTATCCGCGAACTCCCGCTCGAACTGCTTTGCAGCGTTGGGTGAGTCGCCTTCTCCGGAGTTCGAGAAATAACCAGCCATATTCGTGGGTTCCCGGTAAGGGTCTCACCCGCGCCAAGCCGCTCATAAGGAGGGCCTTCCGTGCATGGTAGGACCGAAGTTTAGCACATCTAGGGGCTGTAACCAGCCCCCCTACTAGACAGATAGCGCGAACTTGAGCGCCCGCGCCCAAGCATCCCAAGTGTCGAAAATGTCGTGCCGGGGGGCGGTTGGCTCAAACAGAGTCAGACCGTCAGCAAAGTTCCGCCAATCTGACTCTACCGGGGCCCGCCCCACCAGACCCTGATTGAACCCCACAACAGTGTCGGACCAATCCTGCCACTGCATACCTTTTGGATCGGGGACCACGGTCAGGGACACGTCAGTCCTCTCTTCTTCCATCCGACGGCTGGAAGTGGATCACCGGGGAACCACAGACGTAGTTGCCGCCCGCCACGTTGCTCTCGATTTTGAACTTGGTCAGACGCCCGGTCTTCTTGAATTTGACCAACTGCTCGTTGGCCGACGGGTTCGCCGGGATCACGATGGCGTCGCTGACCTGCTCCGTCGCCCGCGCGTTGGCGCGCGAGGTGACATAGAAGTTGAGGTCGCCCACCTGATCGTAGTCGGGCTCCAGCAGGCTGTAGGAGATCGCCTTGTCGTCGCCAAGCTGGCCGAGTTGCTGCGGCTCGACGATGCTGAACTCAGACGTCTCGAAGTACGATTTGATGGCGAGGCTTGTGGAGCGCGGGCCGCTCACTTCATCGACACCTGTCTCGTGGCTCCAGATCGAGTACTTACCGGTGTCGTCGTTTAACACAACACCAGACATAAATGGGGAGGGGCATGTGATGTTGTAAGCCCCGGCGGCGCGGCCCTCATTAGGCAACGCCGTGTCGTACCAGTAGTTCTTCTCGTAGTTGTAGATTACCGCGTGCGAGCACTCGGTCGCGTTGCCGAACGGGAAACACCACCAGATTTCACTAAAAGCCGGGACCTTGTAGGCAAACGACTTGTTGCGATACGTCAGATTGATGTTGTCCACAAACCAACGCTTGTTGAACTCGTTGGGGATGTCCCGCACGACGCCGTTGAACATCAAGAACCCGGCCATCGTCGCCCAGTAGTAGATGCCGTTGTGCTCGATGATGCAGTTCTGGCCCATCAGAGAACCCGACGTTGTGAGCGTGGTCATGTTCCAGAAGGTAGGAGTCCCGACATACTGCGAGAGGATCACCGCGTCGATGGCCCAGAAAATACCGGCGGGTGCGGACGAACCACGGATCGGCAGGCCCTTCAGGATTTTGGTGGGAACGGGGCGCGACTCACCGCTGCCAGAGCCAGTAAAGTCAAAGGAGTTGACAGGGCTGGACCACTTGATGAGACCGTCGTGCCCGTAAACGAACACCGACGTTCCGATGGCGCACAGGCCACCCGACGTAAAGATGGGGGTGCTTACGTCGCAGGAGCCACCGGCCACCCACGCATTCGTGAATGTGGACCCAACAAGGTCGAACGTCGTAGGAGAAATATAGGTGACCGTCCACGTCCCGTTCGCCTCGACTGTTCCCACAGTCCCGGTGATCACGGCATTGTCGCCTGTTGCCAAGGCCCCCACTGAGGCCACCGTGACGCGGATCAGGCCAGCGCCGTTGTTTGCCATTCCGGTTGCAATCAATGTGAAAAGGCTGCCTGCATCCAATATGGGGTCGAGCGCCGTGTTAAGCGTGACGTCGCCGTAGTAGCAGGGAAGCTCCGCCGTCGAGGTGAGGTTCAGCAGGGAGGGTGTCGCCGCCGCGATGATCGCCGTTGACGTGTCTCCCGCGTAGTAGAGCGAGTCGGCCTGCCACAAGTTCAAGGCGGAGGGAGCATATCCCGCCGGAGTGCGGTCAGAGATGCCGCTGGAGAGGTCGGTGTTGTCGTCGACAGAGAACCTTTGAAAGGAGGTAGTCGAGCCGACGTGGATGTTACAGACGCCGTCGTTTGCAAACAGGTGTATGCAGCGCGCGATGCCGTCGATGTAGCGTTCCGTCTCCGCGTAGCCGCCCATCTTGCGGGGGAGGTCCTGATAGAACCGCGCCCACAGCATGTCGGAATAGGTGTTCTTGGCCAGCATCGTGCCGTCCCGGCGTACGCCGGGCTGGGACCGCACCAGTTGAGTCTTGGGTGTGGGGAAGTTCTGGTCAGGCATCATCAGGCCCCAACAGCACTGAACCAGCCGTTAATGCTCGCTGGGACAGAGAACGCACCACCAGCCCAGTATGCCTCGTAGTAGTCCGTCCCATTGGCTTGATCAGCGATGCTGATGCCGACGTTCTGGTTCCACGTCTGGCTGTTTCCCTGATAGGCGGTTGCGATACCCACACCGTTTTTGTATAGATACAATTCCAAGTAGCTGTTGGAGATGGCGGCGGTCAGGCCGATCTGAAGAAGGTACAGGCCCGACGGCGGTGTGAACCGCTGCGTTCCATTGTTCCAGTAGCTGCCTACGTTAAACGAAGCCGCCGCCAAGGTTATCTTGCCGAAAGCACCGGGGGCACCGACGCCGTCGAGGTTTGCCCGGAAGCCCGGACGCACGCCGACCGCCGCCGTCACGAATGCAGTCGTGGCGAGGAGTGTGGTGTTGTTGCCAGCCGCCTGCGTCGTCGCGGTTGATGCAGCGCCCATCGAGGCCGTGTTGATCGTCGGTGTGTTAATTGTCGGCGTGGTGATCGTCGGGCTGGTGAAGGTGCCCGTCGAGACGGCGGGGTTGGTGAAGGTGCCCGTCGAGACGGTGGGGTTGGTGATTGTCGGCGTAGCGATGGTCGGACTCGTGTCGAACACCGCAAGTCCGGTACCAGTCTCGTCGGTCATTTGCCCGCGCAGCGTGGCAGACGAGAACGCCGTGACCTGCGTAAGTGGGATGGCAATGTTTCCGTCGGCAGCACTCGTGATGCGCCCCTGCGCGTCGACAGCAATGGCGACGGTCATATTAAGCGCGCCGCCGTAGGTGCCGGGAGTCACCGCCGTGTTGGCCAGCGCGACAGTGCCGGTGGTCGTGATCGGGCCGCCCGTGAGGCCGGTGCCCGTCGCCACGCTGGTGACGGTGCCAGACGTGGCCGTGAATGCGACCTTCATGTTCGCACCATCCGACCGGATGATCGAGAAGGCCCCCTGAGTAACGGCGACGCCCGCGTCTAATGTTCCGGCGCGAAAGGTAACAGTATAGGCACCCGTCGTGTTGTTGTAGACAAACCAGTACCCGGCACCGACGCCGTAGTCGACTATCTGGTTGCCAGTAAGCGCGCCTGTAAAATTCTGTATCTGCGCAGCATTCTGCACGGCAGAGAGTGTGACGGTGCTGGGGCCACCGGCAATGCCGATGGACTGCGCGGTGACGGTAGACGTGACGGCACGACCGTAGCCAACGGTGCTGAACTGAACCCCATCGCAGAAGACAATGCAGCTTTCATCCGGCTGAAGAACCTTTGTCGCTGCGTCGTCAATGGTCTCGGCCCCCGCCGGATTCAGAGTCAAAGTCCCTGTTCCTGCATTGATGACGTAGGCAAACCACCCGCTTCCCAACGTGGCGGCGGCGGCAAACGCCCACACCACAGCTCCACCGCTACTTCGGACAACGCTTGCGGTGTCGTTTACCCCAAACGTGTAGTTTCCCGTCAAGGCAGTTGTCGGAAGGTTCTGGTTGAGGAGAGTCGTGACGGCAGCGAGGCCGTAGCCCGCCAACGACGCCGCGTTGGCAGACGACGTCCCGGTGCCGAACTGCACCGACTCCCACGTTCCCGCATCCGTCGAGTTGTCGGTTAGGTAGAAGTACCACGACTCCCCGGACGCGACGGTGCCCAGCGTGTTGCCCGCGTAGTCATGCACCGAGAAAAGGTTGGCACCCGTGTTGCGGATCAGGACATCCTGTCCGACGCTAACAAGAGACGCCTTTGGAAAAGCAACGGAGAGCGCCGCAACGCTGGCGATGACGTCGAGCTTCGCCGCCATGACGTCGCTGCCGTCTAACGCTTCAAAGCTCCATACAAGGTCCAAATCGACGGCGGTCGTGTAGGCGGCATACGACAACATCGTCGGGTTGATCGTCTGGCCGCCGAAGACGGAGGTGTAGCTGCTCATGTCTAGGCTCCAGTCCGCAGGATTGCGCGGTCGACTACCTTCTGCATTTCCTGCGTGTTGATGTTCGCGAACTGCTCGTCACGCATCGACTTCCACAGTCCCATGCGCGAGTCATTGCGGAGGAAAGGTTCCATCGCAGTGAGGCACTCATACAGAAGAAGAAATGGCGTAAACTGAGTCAGGTAGTTTTGCTGGTTGCTCGAACTTAGGAGATCAGGAAGCCGGTAGACGGTCGCCTCGAAGGGGTAGTTGTTGTCGGGAGTCGGGGCGACGATCCAGTGATTGAAGTCGTAGTCCGAGTACCACTGCGGCTGGCCATAGCTCGTGTCGTCGGGCGCGATGATGCGGAGGTACTCGTAGGAGCGGACCCGCAGCGTGACGCGCGTGTTATTACTGGTGCCCGTGCCAATGTTGATAGACACGGTGTTGCGCCATCCCTGCGGCTTGTCGATCACGTTGACCTGCTGCTGCATGGTCGACGTGATGACGTCCCGGTAGCCCTGTATCTTCATCTTGTCGGCCAGCGAGCGTTCGCTGTTGTTGATGATAATCGGGATTTGCCGGAGGACCGTCTCGTCGGAGGTGTTGCCGCGTTCAAGGTACGCCTTGATGTCCTGCACCAAGGAATTGTACGTCATCGCCGCTGCGGGTGAGTTGTTGGCCGTCACGGCTCGTTCTCCCAATCAATGACAGGCGCTGCTGTGAGCGCCACGTCGGGCCGCACAAACGGCAGCGAAATCCTGTCCGGTGGCCGCGCGGGGAGGCGGTAGGGATCGTAGTTGTCGCGATCCTTGTCGCACACCAGCAGGCCCGGAATGTTGACGTCCGGCTGTAGCTCACCCAACGCAAACTTGAACTGGCACCGGGCGCAAATCCCGATGCCCAGCGTCGCGTTGCCTGTGGTGTTGAGAAACCTAGGCATACATCACCGGGTGTAAACCGCAATGCCGGGGTCGAAGTTGACGGGAGAGTTGTCCCGTTCTTCCGCGACCGCAAGCATCACCGCCTCCTGCTCCTCACCCACAAGCATCTGGTAGCGGGCCATGTCGCCCTCCTCCAGAGAGCGGCACAGCCTGCGCGCAAGCATCGCGCAGATCGCGTCGTACCAGCGACGCGGCACGTCAACAGCCTGCGTGACGTCCGTCACGTCGATCAACATCTCATGCGTCCAGATTACGAGGAGGTCGTACTTCGCAAGGTTGTTGGGCACTGGCCACACAAGCAGGTACGGCGCATCGCGGTCGCGCTGCTGATACCAGTTGAGTATCTGGCCGCCCTGCGTCTTGTTGGGCATGGCGGTGTAGTCATCGATGTTCCACGAACCCAACACGATTTCCTGCGGCGTGTTGCCAAAGTAGAGTTCTCGCACCGAAAAGAAATCGGACGCGCTCACGCTTCTGACTCTCCAGTAAAGCGCGGCGGGGGCACCAGCCAAATCGACCCACAGCCACTGCTCGTCGTCGGACGTGGTGGTTGTGGAGGTGAGAGGCGTGTAAGACACGCCGTCGTTGCTGTACTCAAAAAACAGGCCGAAAGTGCCCGCGCTGCCAAACAGGATGCCAGCAGTGGTGATCTGCGTCGCGGTGGTGAACACCGTGCCAATGCTGCCGTTGACCGCCGTTTGGGTGCAAGCGGTATCGAAGTCGTCGTCGAAGGCCAGCGACGCGGTGCCGCCCATATCCGAGAAGGGCGTCCCCGTCTGGCGGAACATCGTTCGCCGGTTGACCGACAAGACAGAGTTTGTGTCGGGGGGCAGCGGCACCTCGTACTCGTTGAGGTAGCACGGCACCAG